AATTATGAAGCCAACGGTGTTGAGAAAATTCAGCGGAAATTAGAGATTTTTTCTACATTAATTTCAAAAAAATCCACACTTTTCAGCTAGAGACCTCTGACAAATAAAGGCATTTGAGATGCACGCAGTATCAAGAACAGCAAACTGCGTTGAGGTCCCGAGAAGCTAACCAGATGAGGAAATCAAAACCAAGAACAGAAACTCGGGCGTCCCAGTCTCGTGAACTGGGTGAGCTAAGCGCTCTCGCAAGAACAGCAGCAGAGCGTAAACACAAGCGCTTTCCGGCAACTTCTCCTTTGGATACATCTAGCACACGCTGGAGGGCGCTTCTGTTTAACAATGCTTTAGATGGAGAAAAATATGGCAGTCATAATCAAACAAAACGTATCTAAATTTAATCGAGCTTTTGACGCAGTTTTTGATTTAGGTGTTAAAACGCCTCTCCGGCCTGGAGAGACGTTGATAGATCGGTACGAGGAATTAACTGCGCTCGAAGAACATCATACAAAACGCTTGCTTAAGAAAGAAGCGTTGCAAACGATAAGCTCCGAGCTTTGGGATGAGTTTATTAAGATTCGCCTTCAGAAGTTTCGGGATAAATAGCGGGGAATTTTTTACTCGCAAGGGTAATGAGAAGCTTACATTTAATGGCACTTTTGTAAAGAGATTCAACTTCTTTTTCTTCTACTTTCCCTGTTAAATCAATCGGCTCTAGTTTAACCAGCCCGTTTTGAATCATAGAAAGTAATACCTTAGTAACAAATTCTTCATCTTCGTCTCGTTGAAATTT